ACCAGATACAGCGAAAGACGCAAGAGCAAGTACATTTACAATTTTTTGCATTTTAGATAACCTAATACGGTGTATTGTCATATTTAAATTTATTTAGAAGCTATTATAGTATGCTTCATAGTATTTGACAAGGCCTGCCGTAGTAACCTGTTTCTTCGACCACTCATCAGCACAGTTTTCAATTTTTTGTCTAGGATCATTTGGAAAATTTCCGAGTAATATTTTTAATGCGTTTTCTTTAACTGAATTCACTATCTTCTCCAATATACTCTAATGAATATACCTCATGATCTTCATTTGTAGAATCTAACCATTCTCTAAATTCTTCACGAATACATTTCTCATCCAGTGGATTTAGTTCTTTATTACTTGAATGAGTTAATGTGGCAATTCTCATTCTTGCCCATTCATGAGCCTCAGCTATCGTGCGATCTAAAATGTCCATAGTCCTTACGCATGTAGCGTCCTAGAATATTGCTATTATAATATGCTGGTTCTCCGTTGTCAAGAGATTCGCTTAATACATTATTTAGGAACAACTGTTTCGTTTCTTCATAATTCACATCTCCGAGTCTGGTATGGAGGGATAAGATCTCTCGTTTGAACGCACTGTTTCCAAGTAATTTTCTATCTGAATTAAGTTGGTCAGAACTTCCATAGTATCGTTTCCAGTCACTCTCAGAAGTAACCCTTCTCTTACCACCTCTAGGCTTACGTTTTTGGTAGAAGTATTTTCTTCCGATGTATTGTTTACCCGACTGGTTATTAGTAATGCAGTAGACGAAACCGAAGAAATCGCCAATATCGTCAGAAGTAAAAGCTGTACCTTGGTAGTACCAGGGATTTTCATAATCTCCCTTATTAGCTTCATTATTCATTAAGAAATATATAAGTTCTTATTATATATCCATCAACCCTCACAAAGGTAATTCTAGACAAAAAAAAGAGGGTTGTCAAGCCTTGACACCCTCAAATAATTATATTATAATTTAAATCCAATCGTAATCGTCTGATTCTCTATAAGCATTCAATGCAAGAACTTGTTCTGCATATTGGTTTCTCCATCTATATGGATAATCGGTACACACACCCCATATATTATCGCTACAACTAGGTGCACGACCATTCTTATCGACAATAATACAATCTTTACAAGAATAACCAGGAAAACACCAGATATATCCCTTACTAGTCAGAGTCATTTTATCTGTCTCATGCCAGAACCAATGAATAAGAGGTTGTTTATATAAAAATTCAGCAGTTTCCATGCTCTTAGCATGAACCCATAGTCTTTCGTTTTTTAAAAATTTTAAATCTATTTGATATTGAGGTTCATCATGACCCAAATAGAATCCATTTTCATATAACCACAAATCAATTTCCACATCAAACCCAGACTCTATTGCTTCATGAATATAGTCTGGGTTATTTTCATCTTCGGGTATTCTACCTTCAAGATTTCCCCGATGCGAAATGATTTTCATTTTTTATAGTGTTCTAAGAAGTAATTAAGATCTTCGGGTGTTCCAATACCCCACATCCCATCACTATCTATCTCTTTAATACTTACTTTCTTACCGTCTTCTATTGCCTCATTAAAGACTGGACATACATAGAACTCATTATTAGTTCTAATGTCCTTCTCTATCATCTGTTCAGCATACTTAACGTAGTCAGAACCCTTCTTCCACCAATAGATACCCACTGTGGCATGTTCTGATATAGGTTTCTTTTCAGCAACCTCTGAGACGTAGCCATCCTCCCCTAGTTTAGCAAAACTCCACTTAGGATGGGTTGCTGGAAAAGTAAGAATACCTCCGTCAGCACCGCCATTCTGGAAGGCATACAGGGTTTCATTAGAATCCCACTCAACAAACTGGTCGGAATTAGCCATTAATAATGGTTCATCATTATCAATAAATTCTTTCGCAAGTAGTGTAGTACATGCAGCACCTTCAGTGATTCCATCCACCTGTACAATATTACAGTTTGGTGCAATCAAATTTAGAAGGTATTGTAGACTATACTTTTCATAATGTTCCTTCTGAACGATGAATGTATAGTTGGCTTTAATATTCAGGTTCTCTACAACCACCTGAATCATTGGTTTACCCTTCACATCAATAAGAGGTTTGGGGAATGTATATCCTTGTGTAGCAAAACGACTTCCACGTCCTGCCATAGGAATCAATACGTTCATAGTTTTACTCTCCCATGCAACTTTTTTCTTTTGACCATTAAGAATCTTCTTAATTTTATCAATCTTTGTTTGATTTAGGTCACTTCTATCTTCGATAGGAATTAGATGGCATTTACTATCTAATGCACCTTGACGACCTATATGACTGTCCTCAAGGATGACTGTATCGTCTGGTAATGCACCTAAGGTCATCATACATTTCCAGTACATAGACGGAAATGGTTTATTCCTGACTACATCTTCATTAGAAATGTATACGTCAATGAACTCAAGGAGTCCTAGACGCAAAAGAATGATCTTTACAGTGTTTCTGATGCTATTAGATGCTACTGCAATCTTATATCCAGCATCTACAAGTTGTTGGAAGTACCCCATCAACTCATAGTCCTTTGCGACACACTCACTAAAGATTTTTAATGTATTAGTCTGCTTATCTTTCCATATTTGCTCATATCTATCGGCAGGTAGACCCTTATTCTTCGTTAGAAGTTTCAATTTACCTGTTGTAGGTAACCCATCATAGGTACTTACATGATCTTCTCGGCTAATAGCATACTCTGGACCAAGTGCTTGGTTCAGAGCTTCATAATGATGGTCTTTGCTATCAATTAAGACTCCATCAAGGTCAAAAATTACAAGTTTTGTCATCTGCATATAGTAAATACTTCATGTCCGAGTTCTAAGTCATCATTATACTCGGCAATATAATTTATAGGAACAGATTTCTTTACTAATTCATGATTTATCTCATGAGTCATCTTATTATTCTCTAATAATATATCAATACACTCTATAAACTCATTAAAATATTTTTTAGGGAAAATCCAGAAATTATCATCACAATTTTGAGGTGGATGGACTGGTGTAGAGGGGTGTTGTATGACAGAATTAAATTTTTCTAGGTCAATATTCAAATCACTGAACTTTTTAAAGAATTTAATGTCTGGCCGAGTAAATATGAACAAATCATAGTCTATTTTACTCTCTTTTATCAAAGAAATTAAATTTTTATAGTGATTTAATTGCACTACCCATGTAGAAGGGTGTGAGAAAAACTCAGGTGCAAGATAAGTGTAGGTTATAGAGGCATTTTCTCTTAATTTCTCCACATATAATGCATCTAGTTTATGATTTACGTTATATGTACTAAAATAATAGTCAATTTCAGCATCTTTTATGTCCCTATGCAACATATTCTGATGATTTTCCAGAATTTCTTCTGCATAAGACATTGTTTCATCAGTCAAACCTTCAGAAAGGACTCTTCTATAGGTGAAGAACCCTTTGTAACCAATCATTATTTTCATAATTAAAGTTTAAATCCAGAGAATGTGTCCTTTTTAACGTCTTGTTTGATACCACCAACAATATAACTCTCTACTTCTGTTTCTTGTGGTGCAACTTGGAGTCCTTTTGATGAAATCCAATGTTCTGTCCAAGGTAATGGGTTATTTTTTGCAGGTACATCATAAATGGGTTTCTGTCCTAGTGCTTTTATTCTACGATTAGCAATCCATTCAACATACTGATGCAATAACTTATCATTTAATCCAATCATACTTCCATCCTTAAACAAATATTCTGCCCAACGCTTCTCTTCATCTACAGTATCTTTAAATGCCTGAATCAACCAAGGTTCTTGTTCCTTAGAAATTTCAAGCATCTCAGGATCATCACCTTTCTTCCAATTGTTTAATATATTTTGGGTAATTGCAAGGTGTTGGTTCTCATCTCTAGCAATTAAAGATATGATTTTAGCTGAACCTTCCATAAGTTTAAGTTCACCAAAAGCAAAACTACAAGCAAAGGAAACATAAAACCGAATACCTTCAAGAATATTGACATTAGCGACTGCCTTGTATAGATATCTTTTCAAATCTTTACGTGTCCATTGTGAATTAGGATGATCCCTCATATCAGCTTTCCAAGCATTACTCTGATCATACTCATGTGCATAGTTAATAAAATCATCATATGCTTTAGTAACACTTGCTGCACGTTCTAATATACGTGGGTCTCTAAGAATAGTATCAAATACCTCAGAAGGATCTGAATAGATATTCTTCATAATGTATGTGTAAGATCTACTATGAATCATCTCCATAAGTTGCCATACATTCATACATCCTTCTAACTCAGGAAGTGAACAATAAGGAGCAAAGGCCATACCAGGTGCTCTACCCTGAACACTATCAAGCATGGTCTGATACTTAAGATTAGAAGTAAAAATATGCTTCTGCTCTGGACGTAAATTTTGATAATCTGCCCTATCCTTTTGTAGAGACACTTCTTCAGGTCTCCAAAAATACCCCAACTGAGACTTAGTTAAATTCTCAAATTGAGGGTACTTATAACTATCATACCTCTGGACTCCCAAAGGTTTACCAAAAAACATAGGTTGCTTCTTAGTATCAACCTCTTCAGTATTAAAGACAGTCATAGAATCAACAGCAGTCATTCTCTTTTCCGTTGAACTTTTTCTAAATTGCACAGCTTTCACAAGTCTCCTCCTCAGAAGTCATAATATCATCAACTAAAGATTGTAGTTGAGTTTTTCCTTGAATACCAACCCCTTCATCAGAAGTAGGAATCGATAATTCGATTTCATCAGTCTTAACATCATAAGTATTCTGATAGTAAGAAGTCTTCCAACCGTACTTATATGTAGTAAGCAAATCCTGTGCCATTACACTAGTAGGAACTTCAGAACCTTCGTAATGTTCTGGGTTATAAGACCAGTTTCCACTGATTGCTTGGTCAAAGAACTTCTGCATAACTGCTACCACATTAATATACCCACTATTATTAGGCATATCCCAGAGTAACGTATAGTTATTTTTTAAAGTCCCATAAGATGGAACAATCTGCTTAAGAGGCCCTTTCTTTGATTTCTTAATGGACAAGTACCCTCTAGGAGGTTCGATTCCATTGGTTGCATTTGACACAACGGAACTGCTCTCCGATGGCATTTGTGCCGACAATGTTGAGTTCCTGATTCCATGTTCCAGTAACTCTGCCCGTAAAGACTCCCAATCAAATGATAAGTCATTTGGAACAATCTCGTCTACATCTTTCTTATATGTATCGATAGGAAGGATTCCTTGAGCATATTTGGTTCTGTCAGAGTACTCACAAGCACCTTTTTCTTTTGCAAGGTTAACTGATGATTTAATAAGATAATACTGGAATGATTCTGTTAATCCATGTACTAACTTCCATGCCTGTGGATCGTCATATTTAACGCCTTGCTTGGCGAGATAGTGTGCTAAACCAATATACCCTATCCCTAACGAACGACGTGCTCTTGTAGCGATTTCTGCTGCATTGACGGGATATCCCTGAAAATCAATAAGTTCATCAAGACTCCTAACACTAAGATCGCAGAGACTTTCAAGATCCGAAACATCCCTAATTTTACCAATATTAATAGCAGAAAGGATGCAGAGAGCAATTTCTCCAGATTCATCATCAATATGTTGTATAGGTTTAGTTGGGAGAGTAATCTCTTGACATAGATTGCTCATCTCCACTTTGTCCAAGAAGGATGAATGAGTATTACAATGGTCTATATTCATTAAATATATTCTACCAGTCTCTGCTCTTTCTTTCAAGAGGTCTAGTATCAGTTCTTGTGCTGGTATAGTAGTTCTTGGGATTGATTCATCGTTTTCATATTTAACATATAGGTCATCAAAGGTAGAGGTGCCAAAAGCATCGTACAAACCAGGCACGTCATGAGGACTGAATAAACTAACGTCCTCACTAGTGATGAATCGTTCATAAAATAACTTACTTAACTGGATA